CAGATAAGGTTGATGCCGAATTTGTAGATAAGCGCAAAAAGTCGCCTTGGTTGCCGATTTTGCCAGTTCCTGATGATGCGACTGAATTGCCTAAGGCGCATTCTGTTCGGGGCCGACCAGTCAAGGTCTGGCGTTATCTTGACCGGCATTCTATGCCGCTTGGTTATGTTTATAAGTTTACATCGTCTACGGGGGAGAAAGTAACGCTTCCCTTGTGTTATTGCGAACACAAAGAAACAAAAAAACGCGCATGGCGCTGGTGCGCCTTTCCTGAGCCACGACCGCTTTATGGGCTGGATCGACTGGTATCCTGGCCTGATTTGCCTGTGTTGCTTGTTGAGGGCGAAAAATGCGCGGATGCGCCGGTTGAGTTGTTGGCCAGCAAGTATGTTGTTGTTTCCTGGCCAGGTGGCTCTAAAGCGGTTAAAAAAATCGACTGGCGTTCGCTAGTTGGGCGCAAGATATTTGCTTGGGCTGATTGCGATGCTCAGCGTGAGAAGCTATCTAAGGCTGAGAAAGAAGCAGGGGTTGATCCGGTGAGCAAGCCGTTGCTTGTTGAGTCTAAGCAGCCTGGTATGCGGGCTATGTTGACTATCCGTGATTTGCTGCTTGATCTTGATCCTGACATTGATTTTAAGCTGGTGGATATTCCCAAAGTCGGAGAAAAAAAGAGCGGGTGGGATGTCGCTGATGCGATTGCTGAGGGGATGGATAGTGATGCCTTAATAGCTTTTATAACGAGTGCACATGAACCGCCTGCGAAGCGCCAGCCGGATTCAAAAACTGGCGGTAGTTTAATGATGCGTTCGGGGCAGATCGTATCATGTTTGGCGAATATCTATGATGTTTTGAACGCTGATCCTGAGTGGCAAGGTGTCCTTGGGTTTAACGAATTTTCATACGCCATTAATAAGATTAAACCACCCCCTTTTACCAGCGCTGAATCCGGTGAGTGGGATGCTAATGATGATGTGCAAACGGCGATGTGGATTACGCGGGAATATGCTTTTGCACCGTCGCCAGCGCAGGTTGCCGAGGCGGTTGAGGCGCTGGCCAAGTCACATGGATTTCATCCTGTACGGGATTATCTGAATAGTTTGGAGTGGGACGGCACAACCCGTGTAAATAATTGGATTACCGATTTTATCGGCGCGCCGAAGAATGATTACACGATGCGCGTGTCCCGATGGTTTTTGATTGGCATGGTTGCGCGGGTGATGAATCCTGGGGTTAAGTTTGACTGCTGTCTGGTGCTGGAAGGTAACCAAGGTTATAAAAAGTCATCTATGTTGCGGGTATTAGCGGGTGAGTGGTTTGGTGATACTGACCTGGATTTGCACAATAAGGATTCAATGGGGTCAATTCGCGGCAAATGGCTCTATGAATTTGCTGAAATGGGTTCAATAGCAAGATCGGAAGCATCACGACAGAAGTCTTTTTTGTCGCGCCAGGTCGATGAATTTAGACCGCCTTACGGGAGGCGTGATATACGCAGCCCGCGCCAGCTTGTGTTCGGTGGAACTGTTAATGAGTGGACTTGGAATAAGGACGAAACCGGCGGCAGGCGATTTTGGCCAATTTATTGTACGAATGAGACTGATTGCGATGGATTAGCTCAGGTGCGCGATCAATTGTTCGCTGAGGCATATGTTTTGTACAAAGATGGCAAGCGGTTTTGGCCAACGGGCGATGAGCAGAAGAAAATATTTGATCCTGAACAGCTTAAACGTCATCAAGCGGATGGTTATATTGATTATTTGGATAAATGGGTGACTGCGCAATTAGATTTGTTTTCCTTGGCTGATGCCGCTGACCATTTGAAAATCGATCCCGCAAGGTTGACGCGTGATATTCAAACGCGCATTGGCAAAGCATTACGTGCGCTTGGGTGTGTGAGAGTTGAAAAAAGAACCAATCTTGTTAACCGGTACTGGTACAAGCCTCCAGAAAGAAGTGAAGCAACGTCGGAGACCGGAGACAAAGCAGGGGAGGATGATTATGTTCCCTTTTAAAAATGTTCCCAACTTTGTTTATGTGGGGAGTATGTTGGGAACGCTGGATGCCTTTAACGGCGCGCATCTTCCTAACCTTCCTAACATTCCCAACTTAACCGCGTGGGCGCACATGCACATGCGTACACACGTACACACGCGCGCGCGTATGTGTATACATAAAAATACGTTAGGAATGTTAGGAAGGTTAGGAAGATTCAATAGGCATCTTGTTTTTAAAGTTCCCCACATATTTATTGAGGTTCGGAAAGTTGGGAATTAAAGATGAATTAACAGTTGAGACGGTACGAAAGCATTTCCCTGAGTGCTGGGCTGTTGCTAATGCTTTCCGTGATGAATTTGGCAGTGGGGTGAAGGTTAATTTTATGAGTGAGGGTGGTAAAAATGTTGGTAAATCAAAGGAAGGTGTTGGTAAAGCTTTTGCTTTAAATGAGATTGTTATCAACTCTTCTGAGTTTGTATCGGTTATCGATAAAAAGGTAACTAAGCGTAAGTAACTAGCATCTTTTAATGTGGCTTATAAAACAATGAAGTATATGAATATAGATGAAGTACTTGATAAAACTTGGGTCCTTCCTGAAGCTTTTACCTGCGGGGAAGTGAACTCCCGTTTTTTGATTAGTTATAGCCTAACAAGTTTGCCTAACACCTAACAGATAAGACTATTAAATGGCGCTATGAATACATCACAGACAGAAAATAATAATGAAATTAGTCAGGCAGAATTTGCTCGGCATCGTGGTGTTTCACGTCCGACGGTTAATCTTTATAAAAAGAAAGGTTACTTGGTTTTTGCTGATTCTGGAAAGGTGCTTGTAAAAGAGTCTGATAAAAAACTTAGTGATTTATTGGATAAATCAAGGGGTGGAACAGGGTCAAGTCAAGGCTCAACTTTAAGTGGTAATTCGTTCATGGTGGCGAAAACAAGGGAAATGCAGGCGAAGGCAGCTAAGTATGAATTGGATTTAAAAGAAAAATCTGGTGAATTGGTTAGTAAAGAGGCAGTTACACGCGCTGCATTTACGCTGGCACGTGATGCCCAGGAAGCATTAATGTCTATACCAGATCGTTTAGCGTCATTAATTGCGGCAGAAAATGATGAAGCCAAGGTTCATGAGCTGCTTACAACAGAAATTCGTAACGTTGCAAATGAGCTTTCTAATTCAGCGCGAGAATTATATTAATGAATGCTGCCGATAATATTATTAAAGATCATAAAATCCAAGATGGTTTTGCTGTTTTTGTAACTGCCTGGCAGGAAGGATGGAAGGTTCCAACACCAATACCGGTAGATCAATGGGCGGACACGCATCGCAAGCTGCCGCGTGAGAGTTCATCGGAGCCTGGCCAGTGGCGTACTACTCGGACACCTTATTTACGTGAACCGATGCAAGTATTAAGCGATGATCACCCTTGCCGGAGAGTGGTTATGATTTTTGGTACACAAACCGGTAAAACAGAAACTGGTAATAACTGGATAGGGTCATTAATACACCAAACACCTGGCCCAATAATGGTTGTGTTGCCTACAGTCATAATGGGTAAGCGCTGGACCCGCCAGCGTTTTAATCCAATGCTTGAATCAACAAAAGTTCTGCAAGACAAAATCAAACCTGCGCGTAGTAGAGATAGCGGCAACACATCTGATATGAAAGAGTTTCCAGGTGGTGTTTTAGTGATTGCTGGCGCTAACAGTGCTGCAACACTGTCGCAGATGCCAGTGCGATTTTTATACATGGATGAAACAGATCGCTATCCAGACGATGTTGACGGTGAAGGTCACCCTGTTGATTTAGGGGATCGCAGAACATCAACTTTTTCTCGCAGAAAAGTTTTATTAACCTCAGCCCCTACGATCAAAGATGAGTCGGTTATTGAAGATGAGTTTAATAAATCTGATCAGCGACATTATTACCTAATATTCCCCTGTTGTGGCCACGAGCAAATTCTGAGTGATGAGCGTTTAACAGATGATGGTCTTTTTGCTTGTGAGGAATGCGGCTCGTTAATCGAAGAGCATTGTAAAACTGAGATGCTTGAAAATGGCCGTTGGATTGCTCACAACAAAAATAGCGATATCCCAGGGTTTCACCTGCCTAGTTATTACGCTCCAATCGGACTTGGCTATAGCTGGAAAGAAATTGCAGCGCTGCGCATAGATTCACGACTCGATACCAAAAAAGAAAAAGTTTATGCAAACACAATCAAGGCTGAATCTTACGAAGACGAGAGCGGCAAAGTAGATTGGCAGATAGTGCAGAAACGGGCTAGTGATTGTAAGCGCAGAACAATACCTGTTGGCTGTTTAATACTTGTTGCAGGTGTAGACATTCAAGATGATCGTTTTGCCATACATATATTTGGTTTCGGTAGAGGGGAAAGAATTTTTATTATTGATTATTTTGAATTGCCAGCTGATCCAGCAGTTGAAAGCGAATGGGACATTATTGATGAGGCCGCTCTTAATCCGAAATTCATTAATCGTTTCGGTGTAGAAATGGGTGTGCTTGCGTGTGGGCTGGACACAGGCGGACACCATACTCACATGGCATATAACTTTGCGCGCAAACGCAAGCATCGCAGGGTGCTTGCTGTCAAGGGTTCAAAATTCCCAAACAAGCCGATTATTGCAGCCCGACCGACACTAATGGATGTAAAAGTCGGCGGTAAAAAAATACGCGGCGGCGTTTCGTTGTGGCACGTTGGCACGGATACAGCCAAGGGCGCTATCTACTCAAAGCTTCTTTCTGACGAAGGCGCGGAGCCAGGCGACTACAGAATGAATTTCCCAGCAGATCTAACTGACGACTATTACCAGCAGCTTACCGCTGAGCGTTACGACGAAGAAAATGCTCGGTGGGTAAAGCCAAGGTCTCGTAGAAACGAAGTTTTAGATACAACGGTGTACGGCTATGCGGCTGCGTGTCATCCGTCGATTAGGGTTCACACACTAAGCGCACGGGATTGGGACAAAATTGAAGCGAAGGTTCAGCCGGTAATTGTTGATATGTTTTCAGATGCATCCAATGTGCAGGCTGTTTCATCTGAAACAAAAGAGGTTCATAAAGTCGAGCAGAAGGTGGAGCAAAAAGTTGGTCAGAAAGCGGAGCAGAAAGTCGAGAGTAATAATGGTGATTCAAAACAAACCAAGCCAAGACGTGCGCAGATTAAGCGTCCGCGTCGCGGCGGATTCGTGAGGGGGTGGAAGCAATGAGAGATGAGCCAGGAAAAATTGTTGCGGGTGATAGCGTTGAATGGACTGTGCAGTTAGCCGATCATCCAGCGCCGGATTGGGTTCTTCATTATGCGATGTTCAATAAAGATGCAAACCAATCTTTTGATGCGATAGCTGACGGCGCGAACCACAAGGTGCAGTTAACTAAAACTGCAACAGCGACATGGGCTGCTGGTCGTTATGACTGGGCATCGTATGTTACCTCAGGTGCGGAGCGTGTAACGGTTAGCACGGGTGTGTTTATTATCGTCGCCGATCCGTCGTCTGGCACCCCTTTTGACGGGCGCAGTCACGCACGTAAGATGGTCGATGCAATTGAAGCTACGCTTGAAGGCACTGCAACGAAGGAGCAGCTAGACATACTGAAAGGCCAATATGGTGATCGCGCTATCGAGCGTGACCCTGATTTGTTGCGGAAATTGCGCAAAGAATATCGGCGCGAAATAAAGGATGAAAACAGCATGAATGATATGAAATCTGGTTATCGTCAACCCAAAAACACAAAAATAATATTCAATAAATAAGGTGGTGCTATGTCTAACTATCGGTATAGCTTAGGAAAAGCGGGATTAATGATGTTTTTAAATGAAGCCCGCCTGAATAGATCTATCGCAGCAAAAATGGCGGGTGTTTCCAGGGTGCATTTTCACAGGCTGATGCGTCGATATCGTTTATCTGCACCTGTATCTCAAGCAAAGCTATCTGCCGAAAAAGTAAGAAAAATCCGTTCCCGCATTGGCAGAGAGCCGCGCAGAATTGTCGCTCAAAGCATGGGTGTTCATCCTCGTACCATTGACCGGATAGCAAATTATGAGACTTGGTATAGAAGGTAATACCAGGGCAATAATTAGCATTTAATAAGTCACACAAGTGTAACATTTACATGCAGCATGATAGCCGCATGACAATCCAGTTTATCATCCAAAACAATGCGAAGCCTTAATTCACAGCGCTTTATCCGTGCTTACAAAGGTGCGTCGCAAGACAGACTTACTGCGGATTGGTTGAGTTCTGGTGTTGATATTAATCACGAATTAAGAAGCCAGCTTCCCATTCTTCGTAGCCGCGCTCGCGAGCTAGAACAAAACAATAATTTAGCGCGAAGATTTTTGAAATTATGCCAAACGCACATTGTTGGGCCTGATGGATTTGCACTGCAAGTGCAGGCGGTGACTAACAGGGGAGAGGTTGATTCAGATTCTAATAATTTGGTTGAGAAAGATTTTAAGCGTTGGTCGCGAAAGGGAGTTTGCGAATTAACTGGTCTTTATTCATTTGTTTCTATTCAACGCACAACTGCCCGCACAACCGCTCGTGATGGCGAGTCATTATTGCGCATGTATGATGTGCGCCCAACAGCAAGGAACCCC